GTTAAGTTAACATTTTGACCAATTGCAATACATATAAAATGTGTTACAGCAGTCTGCAAAGCAGCTGAACCGCCTGAAACAGAAGCAGAATAAATTCCGCCTACTTCAAACATTTCAACTTGAGCTTGTCTGTCAAACTTAACAACAGTGTTATGACCATTAATTCCGCCAGTTGCTGTATCAGTAACATCAACAGTTGCACTATCAGCGCCTTCTGTTTTAATGTCCTGCTTTACACTGCGCTTAATCATATATTCATCTTCCATCCATTCGAAAATAGGTACGGGCGTTGCCATACTTTTCATTCCAAATAATGAGAAGATTGGTGTTACGTCAGGGTTGTAATAGTGAATTTTACTTCCTAGTTCCAAAACTTGGCGTTGCGTTCCATCGCTGAATTGCACGGCGGTTCCGGTTCCGTAGGTTGTATTAGCCATTATTATTTTCCTTTAAGATTGGAGTAATTATTAGAAAACTGCATAAGTCCGTCAAAAAACTCGTCCTTCTGCTTATCTGACGATTTCTTCGGAGAAGGCGTAACTCCGCTTACACTCGCGATGCTCGTTCGACCTGTCGAGCCTTGCGAACTAGAGCTTTTGGGATTTGTAGATGCAGTTTCGTTATTCCTATTGCCACTCATATGTCTCCAAATGTTAACGAGATTTTCAGGAGTAACTACGTTGGGGTCGTTAATAAAGTCCCTGTATTCCTGTATTTCCGCGTCATTTAATCCAAGATTATGCAATGTATCAATCTCAGCTTGTGTTGCTTTTTCAGCACTAAGTTCCTGCCTGAACTTGTCAAGCTCTTGCTTAGCACCTTCCGAGCCCATTTTGATGAGATATTGATCTTGAGCTTCTCGCCATTGTTGAGAAGAAGAACCGGGGACATTTTCCTCGTAAGGGTCATAATCCTCGGGTTTCTCAGGCGGAGTAGTCGCGTTGCTTACCTTTTGAATTTCATCACGCATTTTAGATACAACCTCAGGATTGTCACGCAAAAAAGTATCCAAGCTGTCTAGTTGCTTGTATTTCTCTTCTTTGCCTTGATAATCATTTGACATTTTATCTTTCTCGCTTTGAAGTTTTTTGTAAGATTCAGCTAATTTAGCACGTCCTTCCTCGTTATCGGGGAATTTGTTTTCAATTAGCCAAGTTCTCGCTTCCGCTTCAGTCATTTGTGTTTCAGAGTTAGCACTTTGTTCCTCAGCAACTTCTACGTCTGCTTGACTTTCGTCAGGAGAGCCCTCTTGCGCACCCTTGTTAAATTTATCTAATGTATCTAACATAAAGTCGCCTTTTGGGTTATCCCCACCTACGATATCAGTTGTCTGTGCTTGTTCTTTAGCCATTCGATGCTCCTGTCTTTATGCGGTTATCCAAGTATTGGAGCCGCTGTTTCAGAGTTAATCGCGTTTAGACCAGCCGACGCATCTTCTTTAGCCTTTTTAGATGCGTCTCGCTGTCTCGCTTCTTCAAGTTTTGCGTTTGCCTTTACATTGCTTAAGGCTTGTTGTACTGGCTTGGTAGCCTCAGCAATCTCAGCTCTCATATTTGCGTGGAAGATTTCTCTTTCGCGTGTCTGCATATCTCCGCGCATTTGTTTCAATTCTGCGTCCATTTGTTCAACCATTCCTCGTAATTGTTGAATTTCGCTATGGCGTTGTATCAACGATGATTTATCAATATCGCCTTGCATATTCATAATAACCTGTGTTCTGTCGTATATACCTGCATTTAACAAAGCAAGATCTCTTTGCAAGTCTGCCGCAGGAGACTTTGCCCTCGTGCTTCCAATAACCACCTTAACGTCAATTCGTGCAGATTCCATATCGTACATTTTAATAACTGCGCCTGATTTGTCATCAATAACAGGCTCATTCAACATCAATTCTTGCTCATTTCCGTCGGGATTAACAACTCTTAATACTCGCTGCGTTGTGTATACGTTTGGCATCCACTCCTGCACAATATCTGCTGTTCTTGTAAGCATATCGTAAATAGGAAGTATTTTCCAATTTTGCTTTCTTGCAACTGCTTCGTCAACAATCGCTGCTTCACCAACAGAGCCCGGAGCGTCTGAAGCTGAACCTTGCAAGTATTTATAAGCACCGAACACCTGCTCAATGTCCAGCTCGTAACGAGCTTTTTCGCTGTATAGCTGTGAACTTATAGAGGGCGGAGCGAACTCTTTAATCTTCTGCTCCCTCAAAGCACCCGGATTAACCCGAATGAGCGCATTTGGTATGTGCCATTTATTAACTTCACCTGGGTCGAGTGCCCCGTCCTCATAAAGTAATTTAAAATTTGTTGTTGCGCTAGTATGAGATATTAATAAAGCTTCCGTTCTGTTAAGCATCCTTTGTGGAGATTTAGCGTGCCTTACGTCTCCTGAGGGATAAGGAGTAGATGTATGCTCATTACAAGCAGGAACTACAGGATATTTTGAAATAGGCAATACTTCGTCATAAATAACTTGGTCGCCAAACAATGCAACTTCTCTAATTTTTTGGTCGTATACAAGCTCTTCAATAATTACATTTTGCTCTACCAACGTCTTATACCTTGCATCTTCTATTAATTCTTTGTATGCGTCTTTTTCAAATTTTTGAGATTTTCCAGTGTTTGTGTCCGTAACTAAAACTTTAGGAACATTTACTTTTGTAAAGTGTATATACTTTCTTACCATTTTTTGATGGTCTTTACTTACGTCGTCGCGTGTCCACACTTGGTCTCGTGAATACTTTCCTGAACCCACTTCATTTACGTCCTCTTCTTCTCTTGCATCTTCTATTTCTTTTTTGTACTGAGGAAATACAGCTTTTAATGCTTCTTTCGTGTGTAAATCAGAAAATAAAATAGAGGATGCGTCTGAAAAGTCAGGTAACATTGAATTTGGATCTATAAAAACAGATTCAGGGCTTATTCTTTTAAATCTTACGCCTCCTTCACCGCCATCTGCGTTCCAGTCGGGATAAACATAAAAATAAGCAAGTCCTTTTATAATAAAATCTTTACAGGCTTTTCTAAACTGAATATCGCCATCAGATTCTCTCCATACCCAGTCTAACATTTGATTACAAACAAACGCCATATCGTTGTCGGTTTTTCCGATTGGTCTAACGTCCCATTCAGGGGAAGCCGCCGCAATGTTTGCCAACACGGTCTCAACAGCCGGCCTAATTTTATTATTAGCTTCGGGCGGCTGTCCCACAGATTCTAAATATTCTTTTTGAGAATCAGTTAATTGATTTCCAAGGAAAAAATCTTCATCTTCAGCCATTTGATAACGCCATTCTTCTCCTGAAGATTCAAATAATTTGTATTGTTTCCAAACTTCTGTAAAGTCAATTTCGGGTAAATCTAATTTTTTTATACTTATTGGCATTAGCTATAGAATACCTGACCGGTTTCCCAGTCAGCCTTTATTTTATCTGTTTCAGGTTCGACCCAAGTCTTGTTTTTGTATTTAAGATTTGGTTTCCACATATCGTCAAGAGCCCACCTAAGTGCATCAAGCGTATCTTTTTTAAACGAACCAACCTCTTTAAATTGCAACAATTCGTCTATTAAATCAAAATGAGTTTCTTTAAGAAAAATAGCCTTCGATGCAAAGTAAGGTTGCATTTGCTTAATTCTGTAATATTTGTTTTTAATGGCTTTTTTGCCATTTATGTTCAGAAATCTGCCTGTTTCTTTAGATCTTCTTTGGATATAGTCCGCTAACATAACGTGACCTGTCTCCTCAATCTTAATATCTTTAGGAGAATATAGGTCGGCCATAGCAAAAATGCGGTCAGCACCGTCCATTGGAGATACTTGACCTCTAAAATAGTCAACTACATAAATATTAAATTTAGGGTCGACTGCTATGACCATTATTACCGTATAGTCAGCTTTGACGCTTTCCGAGGAAGCTGGGTCAACACCCATAAAAGTGTTAACAGGAACTCTTTCTTCGCCTTCTTCAGTAATTTTCGTAACATAAGATTGACCCGCATCGTCACTATAATAACCATCCCAGTATTGTATATCTGCTTCTTTAAATACGCGAAATGAATCATCCATCGGAATATTTTGATATTCCTGATAGAAAAACGAGACGTGGCCTTCAGACTTCAATCTATCTCTTTCTGCCTTTAGCCACTTGTAAGGTCTA